CCAACAGGGCATGTCTGCACGCATCATGCTCAGCCCGCAACCGCTTTAAAATAGCGGCTTGTAAAACCACCTGATCTTTTAGTTTCATGCCACTAACTCCTCTCGCAAAATGTCACAGACGCGCATAATTCCATACCCCGCATCCGTAAGCTGTTTAGACCGTGTAAGCAGCCCCCGCGCCTGTAGGCGCGCAAACTCATTAGGTTTAAGTTTTTCCCCACGGTGCAAAGCCTCCATTAGCTGCACTGCCAAAAAACCGTAAGCGTGAATAAACTTCATACGGCGGCGCCTTGCTTTAACCCGCGTTAATGACTGGAACCTAGCCGCGTGCCTAAAGCACATAGCCAAACCCCACGGGCCGCTGCCAACGTTATTGCAACAAGAGTGAACACACGGCCTATATTTTTGCTCACTCGCAGCGGTGGAAAGCCCGCCCGATAGTTTCAACGCCTCAACCGCGTTAACGGGAACCCACGGCCCCTTAAAGCCCTTGAGCCGGTTGTGAACCTCCAGACCTAAAAAGTCTGCCTTTTCCATCAACAGGCCGGGTGTAGTCTCCAATGTTTCAGCCGCTAAAGATAGGTAGGTCCACTTTCGTTTTTGCTTGTCCTCCATCACGCCCGAAAACGTCGCTGTCCGCTGCCTTTCCGGCTTCGGCTTTTCCGCCTCCATCGCCTTCACCAGGGCCGCTATTTTCTTTTTCGTCGAGCCAGTCGCCACCGTCCCGCGTCCTCTCCAAAACTAGTAGTTGTTTCCGCCTCAAAGACGCCACCAGGCGCAAAAGCTCCCGCCGTTCCACGGCATCCAGCCACACGGACTCCGCCGCACGCTCCAACACCTGGGCGCTACGGATCAGCGCCCACACCATCGCCCCCGGGGTATCCGGGTTGAAATCCGCCGTATGCTTCACGCTCATAGGGCTTTAATCCTTTCGACCTCTTCCGGGGCCACACGCCACCGCTGACTACCCGCTAAACGCGTGCCCTGCAAACGGCCCGCGTTCAACCAGTTACGCACCGTAGGAACGCTTACCCCCAAAGCCTCCGCTACTTCACGTGTAGACAACATCCCGTCCGAGTATCCCGCCTCATGGAACAATTGACGCGCGTAATTCCGCGTAACACCCAATTGGGCCGCGATAGCACCCACGCGGGGGTCGTTTCTATCCGGTAACATCCCCGCCGCCCTTCAACTCCTTAGCCAGGTTAATAAGCTGTTCCGCCACTGTCCCCACATTTGCAGTGGTGGCCTGTCGCTCTTCAAGTTGTAGGCGCTCCTCCTCAGCCTGTAGCGCCAACTGCAATATCTCTAGCCGGGTGAGTTCACGCGGGGCCGGGGTGAAATCGAGGGTGCCTTCCACAGGCGCGGGCGTTTTATCCGCTAGGAACTTATCTATAGCAATCCTATGCCAATCGCGGAAAAGCTCGACAGTAGCCCTATTCTCTTCCTTAACATGCCCCACCTTGATACCGTCCAACCACCGGCTGAACTCTTCACGCGTCACCCACTCAGCGTCAAAGTTAGGCTCCGGGTCAAACACCAGATTTAGTTTTGGAGCCTGCTGCCTCCAACGCAGCCCCATGTTTACACAAGCGAGATAAGCGTCTACCATTAGCCCCTTTTTGCTATGTTCTGCGATTACCAATTTGTAGGGTGAATTAGGTAAACTGATTTCTTGCAACTTCATGTTGTAAACCTCTCCGAAGGCCCGCGTCCCGCGCGGGTCTTCTTTTTTGTTGATTTTTGATTGTTGACCCATGTGAAACTATTAGGATCAAACGCCACAGTGACGCTACTTTTACCCATAGGCGCCCCCTCCACCGGTTGACACAACGGGTTAAAATAGTGGTGCCCAAACCCCCTACACCGAAAAGGTGAAAAACATGGAAATCAGCATCCACGTCAACAACGGCACCATGAACGCCATTTATCACATTCATGACGAACAGGAACAGCGCCGCATAAAATCCGAGCTAGAAGCGGGCCGCCACCCAGGCATTACCCAATGTGACGTAAACTACGGCACCGCCTACGTTAACCTCAGTGAAAACGTTAGCTATTCCGTAACAATCACTGACACAGACGAAAAAGACGGCTATGCAATAGGCGCCACAGACGAAAACGACGCTCCGTACGTTAGGTTCTAACTACATCAATCGCGGTAGCGACAGCACAGCGGTTAGCGCCTTAGCCTCTTCATCAGATAGCCTCACCCCAGCCGGGGCGAACATAGGGGTAGCAAGCCCATCTAGTTTGTTACTCCGATACACCAACACGCCGCCAATACTGGCCAGCACAAAATTACGCCCCGGCTGTTTGTAGTTAGCCTTTTCAAGCGTCTTTTTCCAGTAGTAAACCGCCTCCGATAATGGGAGCTGCTTCAACTCTTCATCCATAGCAATACCTCTCAAAGTAGACAGAGGGCGGGGCGGCGTAACCAATTCACAACACCGCCCCGCCACAAAACGCGCCTAGGAAAAGGGCCAAAGCCCCACCCCGCGCGCAATACAGGGATCACACCCCCAATGACCCCAGCACCCCTCGACGGAATCGAACCGCCAACCACACAGGCCAAACCCATACACTATGCACAAACACCAGGAAGGAAAACAGGGTCGAGCCCTTATGCGTGGCCACACCTAGCAAGGGGCAAAAACCCCGGCCAAACAGCCAGGGCAAAACATTTATATCCGCGCGGGTGGTTACCTACAGGCCGTGGCCCGTGTTCCAGCGCCCCGCCGTTCACCCCGGGTCATCGCAATCTACACACCATGCTCACCGGGACTAGTAGGCGGGTAAATATCTTCCCCGCGCTATGCACTCATGCAGTTGTTCAAACAACGCGGCCACACCAGGCGGGCTAGTGAATATGCCCAAACCCCAGCCCACCTAGTGGGGCCTCGTGCCCTGCCAGGGAATCGAACCCCGGCCCGTTCCAAACAGGGCCATTAGTAAAACGGTTAACGTTTTCCGTTTTCGGATAACTGCTATATGTCGATTATGTATTACGCGAATCGTTTTTGTAAAACTTGGAATTTACCCACCCCGATTAAGGGGTATTTTTGGTTAGCTGCCAGGGGAGACAGGTTTTCAAGAAACAAACCAGGCGCTACGCTTTCGATATGTCCAAACGCCACCCAAATTCCGCCACAGTAGCCGCCTGGGTAGACGGGTTGATCTACCCCGACAGCCGCCGCCAGGCCTGTTTTAGAGCTGGGATCCAGCAGCCAACGCTCACGCGCCAAATCAACGAAATAGGCAAACTAGCACCAGAGGTGGTTATTCAGTTATGTCGTGCTTATGGGCGCTCCCCGGCCCAGGGACTCTATGAAAACGGCTATCTAGAACCATCGGAGGCTAAGCAGCCGGACCTAGACTCGATCCTGTCCAGCATCCCTTTTAGCCGCCTATTAGAGGAGCTACAGGCGCGGGGTGAACGCGCGGGCCTTAGCTAGCCGCCGCTCCCTTCACCTTTTGAGCCTTTTCAAAGGCGTTAGCCTTTGCTCCCAGGCTTACAGCCCGCCCGCGATTAGATCAGCCACGGCGACGAAAAAAATGATGAACAGCCACAGGCCGGCTAGCATGACCACGCTCATAGCCAGTTGTTCCCACAGGGGCGGGGTGTTTGTATTGCGCATGTTGTGAACCTCTCTGAATTCCTCAATTCCTTTTGAATTGATAAATCCATTCTGAATTTTAAAATCCTCATTGGCAAATTTTGGAATTACAGCACCCCATTACGGGGGTGATTTTGGGCCTCAACCAGCCGAAATGGGTTGATCCAAAAAAAAATCCAGATAGACTAAGCCCCATGCCCAATACCCCAAAAACCTCAGCGATTGAGTGGTTTAACGACCTCACAAACAACGCCCCACAGGCAGAAGCCGCTAGAAAAGCTGGGATCCCCCAAAGCACGCTTTTTCGCCACCTGCGCGAAAACAAATTAACCCCTGAGGAAATTATCCAACTTAGCCGCGCTTATGGACGCTCCCCCGCCCGCGCGCTCCACGAAACAGGACACCTAACCACGGCAGAACTAAATATCCCAGACCCCGGGGTCGCACTCCAACAAATCCACACCCGCGAATTGCTCAACGAGCTAACAAAACGCGTCCTAGGCGACCAATTGCTCGCACACTCGAACACTACAAACCAACAGGCCACAGACGCCACAATCGAACATATGGACGACTACCGCCCCCTAACTGTCCATAATGACCCCTATAGTGTCGAGTACGACGAAACACGCCACGTTGCCCTAGAAGGCGACGAACTGGAACCAAACGAGCTACAGGAACCCTAATGCAATTAGATAGGTTAGCCATACTAGCCGACAACATGGGCCTAACCATCACCTACCACGAGAACGGGCCAAAAGGCTTTTATGACGATCAAACCCACCGCATCAGCATCCGCGCCGATGTCACAAAAAACTACCGGGAGCATGTCTGGACGCTAGCCCACGAAATAGGCCACGCTGCTAATCAGCATAGACCAACCACAGACCCCACTATCAACGCCCGACAGGAGCTACAGGCTAATAGGTATGCCGCCGCCTTACTTATCAAGGCCACAGACTATGCGATGGCCGAAACACTCACGGGCGGCCACCCCGGGGCTATAGCTAATGAACTAGAGCTTCCACGCCACGCCATAGAGTTTTATCAACGGCACAGCCCGCACGCGCAGAAAGCGCCCCAGGCATGGCTAGCGTAGATAAATACACGATCAAAGCCGGGACCAGGTGGCGCGTCCGATACACCACCCCGGACGGCAAACGCCACGCCAAACGCGGCTTTAAAACCAAAGCCGCCGCGCAGGCATGGGTGGCCCAAAACTTTCAAGAAATAGAAAACGGCAAACTCCACCCCACCACCACGGCCCCCACCATCAGCGAACTATGGGGTCAATATAAACGCTTAGAACTCAAATACCTAGCCCCCACTAGCCAACAAAGCTTAGAGACGTGCTACCGGGTGCACGTTAAGCCCCGATGGGGTGAATTCCCCGCCGATACAATAACCCGGCTAGACCTAACAGAGTGGGTCCACACACTAGCTAGCAAACGGTCGGCTAGCCTAGTTCAGCGGGCCGTCAGCCTCGTGCATAAGCTTTTAAACTATGCAAAAGAGGGCGGGCATATCGACGTTAACCATGCCGCCCGCTTACCGCTGCCACCCAAACGCGCTAAAGAGGCAACGCCACTAACAGGGGAACAGCTCATACGGCTAGCGAATAACGCGGGCC